AAAATTAGAGTTGAACAAAACTCAGTCGATCCAGCGGCTGTCAGCAAAAATGCTGCAAAAGAACAAAAAGATATGTTAAGAGAAAAATATAAAGAATTGCAACGCGAACTAAAAGGAGACAAATAATGGAAATAGCATCAGAAATTTTATCAGACATCACCGTACACATGAAGTACGCAAAGTACAATCCTGAAAAAGAACGTAGGGAAAACTGGGCAGAGCTTTGCACTCGTAATATGGATATGCATATTAAGAAGTACCCAGAATTAAAGAAAGAAATTAAGAAAGTATATGACAACTATGTCATACCAAAGAAGGTTTTGCCTTCTATGCGTTCAATGCAATTCGCTGGCAAGCCAATTGAGGTTGCTCCAAATCGTGTATATAATTGTGCTTACATGCCAATTGATCACGCTGATGCTTTTTCTGAATGTATGTTTTTGCTATTGGGTGGAACTGGTGTTGGGTTCTCCGTTCAGCAGCACCACGTTGAAAAACTACCAGAAATTAGAAAACCGAACACTAAAAGAACAAGACGCTTCTTAATCTCTGATTCAATCGAAGGTTGGGCAGATGCAGTAAAGGCTCTCATTCACTCCTATTTTAAGGGAACTTCTAGGCTGCGATTTGATTTTAGTGATATTAGACCAAAGGGCGCAAGACTTGTAACTACTGGCGGTAAGGCACCGGGACCACAACCTCTTCGTGAGTGTTTGGTGAAAGTTGAAGGCGTGTTGAGAGAAAAAGATGATGGTGATAAATTAGAACCAATTGAGGTTCATGATATGATTTGTTATATCGCTGATGCAGTTTTAGCTGGCGGCATTCGCAGAGCGGCACTCATCTCTCTGTTTTCAGCCGATGATGATGAAATGATATCATCAAAAACGGGTAGTTGGTGGGAAGCAAACCCACAAAGAGGTCGAGCTAATAACTCCGCAGTTATCTTGCGTCACAAGGTTGATAAAGAATATTTTATGAAACTCTGGGAACGTATTAAAAAATCAGGTTCAGGAGAGCCGGGGATTTACCTTTCCAATGACAAAGATTGGGGTACAAACCCTTGTTGCGAGATTGCTTTAAGACCGTACCAGTTTTGTAACTTAACTGAAGTAAATGCTTCAGATTTAGAGGACCAAGAAGAGTATGAGGCGAGAGTTAAGGCAGCAGCCTTTCTAGGCACCCTACAAGCCGGATACACGGACTTTCATTACTTACGCGATGTATGGCGTAGAAACACTGAGAAAGACGCTCTAATCGGCGT